CCCCCGCCCCCGCCGCCGCCACCGCCGCAGCTGCCACTTATAAAGTTTCGCCCAACGTTAAAACGTTACAGAGAATGATAGGAATGCATCCTGGGCAGCAGGATGGAAAGTGGGGCCCGACGACCCAAGCTGCTTTTAAACCTTGGCTATCTAAGCTCCTGAACAAAGGTAAGGTGACGATGGATGACGGGACCAAATTCGACAACACGACACCAGACCTCAGCCGACTCACGGACAAGTGGAAGGACAACGCTGGGCGTGTAACTGCAGTTAACAACGTTTCGACTCCCGGAGGGTTCAGGCCTACCGTCCAAGGCATTATAGATTTCATAACTCTTCTTCAGAAGCCCTCGACAGGCACCCGCACCCCGCCCCCTGCTGCACCAGCCGCACCACCCTCACCCTGGGTCCCACCAACGTCATCCCCTGCTTCGACGTCTCCCGCGAGAACGCCTGCGAGGTGGCCAAGGCGGCGGAGCCGCAGAGATACAACCAACGAATCTAATAGACGCGTTAAAATCAACTGGGGCCGATGAGAGCTGAGGGGAGTCTAGGTTGTTCAGCATCGCCAGGTTCATGTTCGGACCGAACCCTCAGCTGCAGGAGGGCGGCAATACCCGCGCGCTCATCCGCGATCCGGCGACGGGCCTCGTGCAGGGCGGCGAGCGCGTCAGGACCTTTCGCGGTCGTGAGGCCTACGCTGAGAAGATCGATCTTCGGGCTGGACGGATCCAGCGGCAGGATCTCCGCCGTGATGTGATCGAGATGCTGCGGGTGCTCGATGACGCGTTCAGGCAGGACCACGGTGAGACGCTCTGGGATCGGGCCCAGCGTGACGATATCTTTGGGTCAGGCTTCGCCTTCAACGGCTCCTCGTCCCACCTCTTCGCGCCGCCCGAGACCCTCTCCGATGAGGAGTTCATCAGGTACAAGCCGACGGTGGGTGACATCGACCTGACGGTACCAGCCGAGAGGATGGACGGGCTCTTCGCGACCCTCAACCGGCGTGAGGATCAGCAGCTCACCCCGAAGATCGCGTACGTCGGTCACAACAAGAGGAGTCCTGGTTCGCTCCAGATCAACGCCCTTTTCGCTTACACCTGGGACCCGGACGCGCCTGAGGGTGAGGGCGACACGTTCTTCCAGATCGATTTCGAGGGTTCCGAGTACGAAGCGGGTCGTCCATCCGAGTGGGCGAAATTCTCCTACTCCTCGGCCTGGCGTGACGTCATCGCCGGCGTGAAGGGTCTCGCTCACAAGATCCTGCTGGTGTCCCTCGCGGCGGTCAGGTCACCGCCCCCGATAAACGCACGTGAGGCGACCCCCTCCGCCACCGCCGAGGAACCATCCGTGAGGATGACAACCGATCCGAGCTACGTTCCACCTCCACCGGAGGAGATCGAGAGGATGGTGCAGCAGCGTGAGCGTGAGATACTCGCAACCGCCACCGCCAGAAAATCACGGGAGAATATCCGAAAGGAGGCGGAGGCCCACGTCAGGCGCCTGACAACGAGAAAGATTCCAGCCCCGCTCAGGCCACTTAAGTCCATCGATCTTGTTACCGGCTACAGCGAACGTTACAAGCGTCTCGATTGGAAATACAACGGTGATGAGGTCTACAGGTACCTCACCCGGGCTGAACGATCGGGTGTAACCCGGGATGTGAGGGCGATATTCGAGGGTCTCCTCGGTGCGAATCCACCACCCACGAAGGAGGACATGGAGAGCTTCGGATCCTTCCTCGGCGTGCTTGGGCTGATGAAGGAGCGTATGTCGCCGCAGGAGATCGTCAAGACCTACGAGGAGATGGTTGATCGCTTCTTTGGAGCCCGTGCGCAGCGGCTCTCAGCGACAGATCCCAAGGAGGATCTCGCAGTGAAGGATAAGGTGCTTGAGACGTTCCGACAGCTGATACCTGAGACCAGCTCCTCCACCATCGATCTCGATGGGATGAAGAAGGACTTCTACGCGAAGTACAAGGTTCGTGGGCAGGAGGGTTTCGTCGAGGATGACGATCAACCCCGCACGGATGAGTCGAGGGTGAGGCGAATCAATCGGCTTATCGAAGCTGTGCTGTGGGATAGCTGAGGTGTCCACCAACATTTCGATCGAGGATCTGAGGCTTGCGATGGTCAGGAGCGATGCTTCCCCGAAGCAGCGCGCGAACGACAGGAAGAAAGCGCAGAAATTCCTGGATGATCCCAATATAAAGATCGTCGAGAAGATCGATGGGACGAAGCTCACGCTGCTCCGTCGGAACAACGCGTTCGATCCCAACGACTACACCAAGAACTGGTACATCGCCTACAAGGGTAACATCATCTATCCAGGAGAAGCCCGCGGACTAGCTGCACGTGAGGAAGATGTCCGCACGTCATCCTCAGGAACCGCGCAGTACTCCCTCATTCACAGCCACCTCGCCCGCGTTCACCCGGGCACCCGGGAAATCCCACCCGGGACCGAGTTCTTCCTGGAGTTCGTGCAGCGAAAGCCGACCATCAGCCGCGAATACCCACAGAAGCATGGCATCTTTCTAACGCTCTACGGAACGTCGAGATACAAGGCAACGGGAACCTATCTCGCCACCAACATAACACCCGAGGATGGTCAGCCGCGGCTCGAGGAATACGCAAGGGCACTCGGGATCAACATGTATCCCATCCTGTTCGAGGGAAGCTTCGCCACCATGGGGGGTCTGCGTGACGGTATCCGCAGCCGGATGATCCAGAATCGATACGCGAGTGTGTTCGATAATCTAAGGGCAGCCTACGATGATAAGACGGAGGATCGACCGCTCAAAATCGTGGACGCGATCTACAGCATATTCTCGGATTTCCAGACGACCCTGTCCACCGATGCCGATATCTCCGCAGAGGGTGAGTACCCGGCTGCTGAGGGCTCTGTTTTCTCGTCATCGGCGACGCAGGCGCTCTACAAGGCCCTTCGTTTCGATCAGCACGATGCAGAGCATAGGCAGGCGATCAAGCAGAAGTTTCGTGCAGGAACGAAAGAGGAAGAGCAGGAGTACTGGAACGGGATCGTGGCGATCGCGAGGGAGATCGCTGCCGAGCATGCTCCTGCCCAACGACGAAACATACCGGAATCCGAGCTTGATCAGGTCCTTGAGGACGTCCACCAGGAGTGCTATTTCGATTCGGCGATAGCGAATCGTCTTGGTCTCCTGACTCATCCGAAATCGCTCATCCAGCGGCAGGAGGATCTCTTCCTGACCACGAAGACGAACGTGATGAAGCGTCTCGAGATCGGGACCCAGAACGGGATCAGCATCGGCATCTTCGTGGTGGCTGGAAAACCAGTGCACGAGGGGCACTGGCAGATGATCGGAAGGGCTGCGAAGGAATGCGATGAGGCGCTCATCATCACATCAACCGCGGGGCGTGACGAGCTCCCACCGGGTATCATGATCGATGCGTGGAAGGCGGTGCTTGAGCCGCAGTTCCATCGTGACTATCCGAATGCGACCCTCATCATAACCTCTGAGTCACCTCTACAACTCGCGATCGATAAGATGCGCCAGATGAAGGACGTCGTCAGTAAGTTTGTGTTCTACTCGGATGATGAGGACGCCCGAGGTAAGTACTCGAAGCAGAAACTCACGGACATGATGCGTGATCCTGTCGCGGCCTCGAAGTTCCAGCAGATGCCAGTCCCACGTTCCGAGACGATACAGATCTCAGGAACTCGGATGCGGCAGTTCCTCGCAGCCGATGATCGCGCCTCGTTCGATCGCTACGTGCCGCAGACCCTGAACCAGGAGATGAAGGACAGGTACTGGAGCATCCTGAAGGGGACGTACGGTGACATCCAGGACTCAAGGCAACGGAGCTTGCTCAAGGTATTATTTGAATCGATACGCTACGATCTTTGAGCGTCCTATTTACTTGAAGAGGTAGGCCGTGTCAACTTTCGCGAGCACGTTAAATCCAACTCCATTCGGATTCTTTGACTCCGACTCAAGCTTCCAGACCGAGGCTGACGCGATGGTGACGTTCGTCAAGCGGCGGTTGGGAGATGATATTCTGTCTGTCGAGCTGACAAAGAAGCAGGTCTGGGCTTGCTTCGAGGAGTCGTTCCTTGAGTACGGTTCCATCGTGAATCAGTATCAGGCGAAAAGTCAGCTGCTCTCGTTGCTTGGAATGCAGACCGGAAGCCTTGACGAGGCAACCCAGGCGCTGCCACGCGATACCCTCAACTACATTATCCGGCTCGCTGAGCCCTACGCGGTCGAGGCAGGTCTCGGCGGCAGCTACAACTCGATCTCAGGGTCGATACAGCTGCGGCAGAATGTGCAGGATTACGATCTCTACACGGAGCTGCTCGATCCTGCGACAAGCACGCCGGTCGTGAGCTCATCACTGAACCCTGAGTATCGTAAGATGCGCGTCTTCGAGATCATGCACTTCAATCCATCCGCCGCGTATCGTTTCTTCGATACCACATCCGCGATCAACTACCTCAACAACGAGTTCAGCTTCGAATCGTTCACCCCGGAGACGGTGTTCTACGTCCTGCCGGTGTTCGAGGACATCCTCCGCGGTGGGCAGATGAACATCTCGAATCGGGTTCGTCGCTCGAATTACAGCTACAGGGTTACCGGTACGAAGCTCCGTATCTACCCGATGCCTACCGCCGTGGATCCCCTGAAGCTCTGGATCCGCGTTGGGTTTGAATCGAATCCCCTGAGCCCAGCTTTCACCGACAACTCCATAACGGGGGTCTCCAACCTCTCCAACGTTCCGTATGGAAACTTCGTGTATACTCGTGTGAACTCTCTCGCCCGACAGTGGGTTCGACAGTACACTCTCGCCCTCTGCAAGGAGCTGCTCGGTATGATCAGATCGAAATTCGGAACGGTCCCGATCCCAGGCGGCGAGTTGACGCTCGATGGGGGTGATCTGAAGAGCTCTGCGAAGGAGGAGAAGGAAAAGCTCCGGACTGACCTGAAGGAGATGCTGGACTCGATGACCTACAACAAGCTCATCGAGACAAAGGCTGCGGAGATCGAGAACCAGCAGAAGATTCTCAAGGCGATCCCGGTCCCGATGGGCCGCGTGATCACGATCGGGTGATCGATGGCACGCCTCTTCATCACACCACGGGAGCTCGATCTCATCAGTGACCTGACGAAGGAGGTCATCAAGGATGTTATCGGGCAACGGATCTTCTACTACGCTGTCCGTACCGATATGACGCAGGTCCATGACGTCTACGATGAATCGACCGAGAAGGTATTCGATCCGCCGATTGAGGTCGACGCGCTCGTCGAATGGTCACCGGGCGAGATCAAGACCAACAAGTTCGGATACGATAAGTTCCATTCTATCGAGGCGCGGGTCCACGCACAGGATCTCATCGATAAGGCTCTCCGGATGAAAGTAGGCGATTTCTTCTCATACGGATCGGTGTTTTTCGAGATCACCCAGGTGATTACCATCAGCAAGATCTTCGGCCAGGTTGAGCACGTCACCGGCTACAAGCTCATGGGCAAGCAGGCCCGCGAGGGTCTCATCGACAAGGCGACCCGTGGGCCGGCCGCGCAGACGTTTGAGACGGAGCGCGTGGCCCAGGACACCTTTGTCCAGCAGCGTGGCTCAGCGACGAATGAGCTTGGGGAGACGGCTGATCGTCGAGAGCTGGTGGCTGACGGCACACTGGCGACTCCGATCACCGGACCCAAGAAAGTATCACCCGATGGTGTCAGCTCATCGTTCTACGGTGATGAATGAGCACGAGATACTCTACCGGTAAGCGCTACGGCCGCGCCTCCATCAACCTGGGTTACGAGGGTAGCAATGTCCCCGATGATCTCAGGATTCCGAGCTGTGGTCTCGAGGACGTCGATCGCGCCCTCTTCAACCTGTTCGACAAGGATCTGCCGCTGCTATACCAGCAGAAGGACGGAAGCACGAAGAAAGTTCCTGTCATCTTTGCCACCGGTGAACGTTTTGCTATCACACGTCGCAAGGAACCGCTTCGCGACAAGAACGGTGCCCTGATCCTACCGATGATATCGATTGTCAGGAGCGGAATAGAGCAGCAGGCCCAGAAGTCGATCGACATGGGAGACCTCGGGACAATCGATATCAAGCGTCGACTCTCGAAGGATGATCCGATCTACCAACGAGTGGTGAACTCGCTCGGATTCAACAGCGTCGGTGCGCCAGCTGACAGCTCTCGCCGCGATGCGCGCGATCGACCCGGTCGCATGGCTGACGGTCGTTTGCTTGAGCCCAACCTCGGCGCCGGCCTGTACGAGACGATATCGATACCTGTTCCAAAGTTTTTCACATCAACGTATGAGATCACGCTCTGGACACAGTTCATGCAGCACAGCAACGAGATCCTGACAACGATCGTGAGCGGCTACCACAACGTTAAGGCACGCTCCTATCGAGTCGAGACACCCGTCGGTTACTGGTTCAACGCGATGTTCGAGGCGAGCATCGCATCCGAAACCACGTTCGATGGGATGCAGGACGATGAGAGGGTCATAAAGCATACCATGACGGTTGCCATTCCAGCTTTCATCGTCGCACCCTCATCTCCCGGTATCCCAAGCGGGATCAGGAGAACGGTGTCAGCCCCCCAGATCTCCTTCGGCATCATCAACAAGACGGTCGATCCTGAGCCATCCGGAAACGTGCAGGATATGCGGATCAGCTCGCTTCTCCTCGACCCTATCGCTACGGTCGATGGACCGGTTCCCCTGGGCTCGATTGGGGTCAGCCCTGACCGGCAGGCTGAGCGAGCTGCGGGTGGTAATCAGGTCGCCGGATCCTCGGTAAGGATCAATCCTAGCGCCGCGGTCGGAGGTTCCGAATCGTCCTCCCTGCGGACCCGCACCACCACCAGAACACTCACGGAGGATCCGATAACAGGTAAGGAAATGGATGTTGTGGTCAGGGTGAGAAGTGTCTCTGCGACACACGGAGAGGAGGTTCTGACCACCGTGAGAAAAACTGCCCGAGCTGACAAGGACTTAAAATGATGGCGTCGTTTCACTTCCTACGAGATACTTAGCTTTGATTATCCCATTAGCTTAGGAGCAACTGATGTCGGAACAGATCTTTCGCTCTCCTGGATTCTTTGAGCAGGAGATTGAGCTTACAGCCCCGGGTGCCCAGCCTACAGGCACCCCCGGCGGGCTCATCGGTGCGGCAGCCTCCGGACCTGCTTTTGTGCCGACCACCGTGGCTTCGTTCACGGACTACTCGGCGAGGTTTGGGGCACTGGATCCAAATCGTCCGGCGACGTATGCTGCAAATGAGTGGTTGAAGCACAAGGGTGCCCTGACATTCATCCGCGTCCTCGGCGCTGGGGCGAATACAAGCACCACCCACGCCGCCGTCACCCTCGCGTCGGGGAGCGTGAGGAATGCAGGCTTTAAGGTAACCGGCTCGACCGTAGCGTTGCCACCAGACGATGCGCGGAAGTCAGGTGCTGTTCAGTTCCTCGTCGCGCGGCATGTGCTACCCTCCGACTCCTCAACCCCATCCGAGTGGCGTGGGTTTCCGGTCTTCAGCGACAACCCAAGCTTCAGCCCACCCTCCGCCGACACCCTGAACGTTGTTCGCGGCGTCCTGATGTTTCCGACGGGAGCCCGGGGCATGGTTCTTGATATGACCGGAGCTGGATCGCAGTGGACCGGTAACGGATCGGCAATCGACGATGTTGCCTCAACGGACTTGAGCACGACGTCATCCACATACAAGAGGTTCAAGTTCGTCGTCTCATCATCGCAGGGCTCCACTTTCGGTGCCACCGATGGGGTTTCAGGCATCCGAATCTACACTGCGTCCCTTGATCCGAACGCAATCGACTACTTTGGAAAGGTTCTAAACACCGACCCACGCAAGTTCCAGGCTGAGCAGCATGTCCTCTACCTTGACTTCCCAGTCGAGGAGGAGATCGCTCCCCTTGATACCAGCGGACAGAACTGCATCGCGATCGCCTCGGGTTCATCGAGCTCTTACCTGCAGAATTTTGGGCGCTTCGACACCCGTTTCACCGGTGCCCGGACGACGTCCTTCATCTCCCAGCCCTTCAGCGGCCTTGAGCATGACCTCTTCCACCTCGAGACGCTGACGGACGGTGAGTCTGGCAATGATCTTTTCAAGGTCTCCATCTCAAACATCAAGGCCTCGACGGATCCCAGCAACCCATACGGAACCTTCGACGTTCTCATCCGCGATCTTTTCGATACCGATATATCAACGAGCGTCCTCGAATCCTTCACAGGATGCGATCTCAATCCAGCGAGCAAGAATTACATTGCCAAGAAGATAGGTGATCGCAAGGTGACCTTCAACTTTGATGCTGTGGACGAAGCCGAGCAGCGGCTCATGATCAGCGGTAAGTTCCCGAATGCCAGCCGGCGCGTGCGTGTGCGGGTCTCCACCGCCCTTGATGCGGGCACAGTTCCCAAGACTGCCCTACCATTCGGTTTCCGCGGGATTCCGGTCGTGCGAACGACCCAGACCCTCACCGACACCTCCGCTGCGCTTACTGAAGGTGGGCGGACCTATGGCGCAGGGGCGGACGTTCTTCCGCGTCTCCTGTGCAGCAGCTCGGTTGAGACGGGACTGACAGGCTCGATCATTCCTCCCCTTCCCTTTCGCTTCAAGGCGACCCGCGGAGAGGTTGACGGATCTTCGTATGTCGGCTCCCCGGGACTTCTGGAGATTCCGGATTCCCGCCTGCACTGGGGCGTCAAGTTTGAGAAGCTCGTGCCCTCTGGCACAACCACTGGTAAGATCGAGAATTCCGTCATGGATTCCAACGCGGGAAGTGAGTTCAATCCGCTGGTGCTCAGCTACTCCAAGTTTCAGGGAATCCAGAAACTGGACGCCCTGATCACCGGCTCGGATGCGGACGTCTTCAACGCGAACAAGTTCACCCTCGCCCGCGTTGCCCTCTCCAATGTGTCAATTTCCGATGTGACAGGCACGATCGAGGCGCACATGAAGGAGGCTGCGTACATCAGGAACGGCGTTCCCAACACTGTTGATTACAGGATCACAGACTCCGCGCTCAGCAGGCTCACCTTCGCCTCGCTGCTCTCCGGATCGGCCAGCACGTTCAACAAGTTCAATGAGTACGCTAAGTTCACCAACATCTTCTACGGCGGGTTTGATGGCGTCAACATTCTCGATGACGCAGCCTCGAAGCTTGGCGACCGTGCGACCTCCGCTGAAGCTCTTGGGCTCGCCAGCGGTGATGCCACCGCCACCGCGAGGACTGGACTTGGATACGATCCAGGTGGAAGCTACCTGAGCAACAACGCGGTCAACTCCTATAGGATCGCCTCGAAGCTTATGACTGACAAGCTGACAGTCAATGTCAATGTCATCGCCGCGCCCGGTATCAAAGAGCCTCTGATCACCGATTTCATCGGTCGACGTCTCTCTGACTACGCTCTCGGTATGTATGTCATGGACGTGCCAGCCTACACCGACTCTAATGTTCGCATCTTTGAGGATTCTGGGACGAAGCCGAACGTTACGAGGACTACCGACGCGCTCACCGCGCGGGTGGTCAACAACAACTACGTGGCGACCTACTTCCCCGATGTTTTCGTGGACGATACAACGAGCAACCGTCGTGTGAAGGCGCCCGCCTCGGTCGCTGCGCTCGGTGCGCTCGCCTACAGCGACAGGGTCTCCTACCCATGGTACGCTCCCGCTGGATTCAACCGGGCGAGTCTCGACTTCGTGTCAAACGTTGAGGTGAAGCTTAGCGCCGCGGATCGTGATTACCTCTATGAGAACTCGCTGAATCCGATCGCCACTTTCCCGGGCAGCGGGTTCGTCATCTTCGGGCAAAAGACATTGCAGCTCAGCAAATCAGCTTTCGATCGTGTCAACGTTCGTCGCCTCTTCCTTGAGCTGAAGAGGCTCATCATCGGCGTTGCCCGCGGTCTCCTCTTCGAGCCGAACGACGTGACAACTCGGAAAGCATTTGTGGACCGTGCAACCCCGCTCCTTAGCCTCATCAAGGCACAGGCGGGAGTTGAGAAGTTTAAGATTGTCTGCGATGAGACGAACAACACGCAGGCTGACACTGAGGCGAGCAGGCTCAACGGTCGAATCGTTGTGGTTCCGACCCGTGCGGTCGAATTTATCGCGGTTGATTTTATCATCACACCCGCGGGCGTCGAGTTCGTCTAATCGCTAATAGTTAAGTGAAAGATTAAGGAGTTCAACGAATGGGTGCGCCAGGAATAACAGTAAGCGAGATTGATAGCACCGGTGGAGCAGCGGAGGCCGAGCCCTCAGGACGTTCCGCGGGAGTTATCGGGACCGCCACACAGGGAACAGCCTTTGTTCCCATCACCTTTGCCAACAGCTCACAGTTCCTCACGGAGTTTGGGTATCCCACATCCAAGTATCACGCGCCGCTCGCGCTGGATCAGTGGCTCGACAATGCCACGGCTGGTACGTACGTGAGAGTTCTTGGTTCGGGTGATGGTAAGAAGCGCTCCACCACCGGAGCCAACGCAGGTAAGGTGACGTATGCTGGTTTCGTGGCCGGCGCGCAGAAGGTGCAGACTGGGACAGGACAGCTCGGCAATAACCCATACGCCACCTCGGCCGGTATCGCGGGTCGTACCTACTTCCTCGGTTGCTACATGTCCGAATCGGCTGGTTCCTGGGTCCTCTCGGATGCAGGGGTCCAGACCTCCACCGCCGCGCAGCCCATCATCCGCGGTGTCCTCTTTGCAGCTTCCGGTGTGCAGATCGCTGTATCGAGCTCCGCGCCTGGGGCGACCTCTGACACCTACTCATCGACTGCTACGACAGCTGCACCCGCGAAGGGGTGGTTCACGGGTTCCATAGATCTCACAGGTGGAAAGCAGCAGTTCGTGCTCCTCCTGAACGGTCACACGGATTCCGCCGCTTATCCAAGCATCCTGACAGCATCATTCGATCCGACCTCTGACGCGTACTTACCGAGGAAGCTCAACACGGACCCGCTGCTCGTCGAGGAGCACGGCTACGTTCTCTACAACCACTATGACATCCTTCCTGCCTTCGCAGTTCCAACGGGCTCGGGGGTAGCTGCCGAGGCACTCATCCGCCGCACCAGCGTCGATTCTGCGATCGAGGAGATCGTCTTCTGTCTCTCCGGCTCACAGTCAAGGAACGACGGAACTGACACCTTCCCGAACTACGATGGCTTCGAGGAGCGCTTTCAGCATCCGATGACCCCGTTCATAGTGTCGCAGAATTTCGGCACCCGTTATGATCTCTTCAGGTTCCACGCCCGCTCGGATGGTGAGACCTCCAACAAGCTCTATAAGATCGCGATCGAGAACATCAAGTATCCTGTAACTGCTGACGCATACGCCAAGTTTACGATCAAGTTACGTGACTGGAGCGACACGGACGACGATCCCGTTGTCCACGAGAGTTATCCCAACTGCGATCTTGATCCTGACAGCTCCTCTTTCATCGGAAAGATGATCGGTGACCTTAACACCTACTACGACTTCGATCGTTCAGCGGACGCCCAGAAGGTTGTCGAGGAGGGTCTCTACGGAAAGGTGTCGCGTCGGATCAGGGTTGAGATCTCCGATGATGTGATGAATAAGATCGTTCCGACGAGCACCATGCCCGTCGGCTCACGTGGCTACTACCACCTTATCACGTCAGGTTCAGGATTCCTCGCGACCGGATCGTCCGACAGCAGCGCGCACCTGACCGTCCCGACGACAAATGCCCGTGAGCTGCCGGTCTTCTTCCGCCACTCGATCAACGTCGGGGCGGCGGCAGCTGATCCCAGCGCCGTGGGCGAGAGCAGGTATTACTGGGGCCCGCAGTTCAACGTCTGCAACTCAACAACCCAGCCAAATGACGGAACAACCGTGGTTTCAAGCATCCTGGACGCGGGAGCGCTCGATGCATATACCAAGTATTTCCCGAAGTATCACACGTCATACCAGAGCCCCTGGGTCGGTGACAACGCGGGCGCTGCAACTGTGAACGGCTCCGTGATCGACGCGGATCTCTTCAACAGGAACCTCTTCACGCTGGAGAACATCCAGGTGATGACCGGAACCGACAGTCTCGTGGACAACACACGTTGGGATGAGGCGATCTACCAGCGTGGTAGGGTGCTATCAGGAACCGACGGACGGTTCGTCAACGTCGATGTCGACTTCTCCTATGCCGCGACCCGCGCCTACCTCAAGTTTGTCACCTTCATGCAGGGCGGCTTCGATGGACTCAACATCTTCGATGCTGATAAGTTCTACATGAGGGACACTGCGATCCGTCGTGAGATGGACAACTCGAACCAGGGCGAGCTCGATGGTCCGACCGTCGCCGCTTACCGTAGAGCGGTCGACATCATGTCGAACAAGACATACTCTGACATCAGCCTCCTGGCGATACCGGATGTTCGTCACCCATCGGTGACGGATTACACCCTCAGCTCGATGCAGACGAAGTTCGATGCCCTCTACATCATGGACGTTGAGTTGAAGGATGACAACAACAGCTACATCACCGCCTCCATCTCGTCCGACTCCTACCCAAGCGTCAACGTGGGCTACACCACCACACGCTTCCGCAACCGCGGTATCAACAACTCATTCGGGGCTGCATACTTCCCGGATACCCTTGTCTCCGTCGATCCGGGTACCGGCGTGGCGGAGACGATGCGCCTGCCCGTCTCAACGATGGTCCTGGGTGCCTACGGTCAGAATGATAGGATCGGATACGTCTGGAATGCCCCCGCCGGCTACGTCCGCGCCGTCATCCCGGCCGAGCAGCTCAGCACTGTATTCCTGGCTGAGAACGTTGACACGGTGTACGACGCGGGGATCAACCCGCTCGTTTCGACCCCGGGGGCCGGCATCATCATCAACGGTCAGCGGACGACGCTCACCGAAGGCTCCGCGCTCGACCGCGTCAACGTTCGTCGACTCCTCATCGAGATTCGGCGGCGTGTGAAGGCCGTCGCTTTCACCCTCCTCTTCGAGCCCAACCGTGAGGCCACGATCACCCGCTTCAACTCCTTGGTCACCCCGATCATGAAGCAGGTCCAGTCACAGCGCGGCGTCGAGAGGTACCGGGTGCAGATCGACACCACCACCACCACCCAGGCGGATATCGAGAACAACACCATCCGCGGAAAGATCTTCCTGCAGCCCACGAAGTCAGCAGAGTTCGTCTCGATAACCTTCGAAGCAAGAAATAACGCGGACATCTAAACTTTTCACCCTATCACAATAGTTAAGAGCAGGAGACACAATGGCCGAGACACTCTCAGTCACCGATATGCTACCCAACAAGTTCGAACCCAAGAGGAAAAACCGATGGGTCTTTTCCGTTGAGGGTGTCGACGCTTACCTTATCAAGTCAACGAAGCGCCCAAGCGTGAAGACCGAGGAGAAGGAGATTCCATGGATCAACTCACGTCGCTACATCGCCGGCAAAACCACCTTCGAGACGATCGACCTTGTCCTCTACGATGCGATCGCACCGTCCGGTGCCCAGCAGGTGATGGAGTGGGTTCGCACCCACTTCGAGTCAGTCTCAGGTCGCGCCGGTTACGCCGATTTCTACAAGCGTGACTGCCAGCTGAAGATGCTCGACCCTGTCGGCACTGTTGTCGAGCTCTGGGATATCAAGGGTGCTTTCATCACCTCGGCCGGTTTCGGTGACCTTGCCTACGATGGCGACGATCCGATGGAAATCTCCCTGACACTCCGCTTCGATAATTGTGTTTTACAATATTGACGTGATGGTTCGACAAATTATTTTGTCGAATTGATGAGTCATCGGGTCCATGATATTATCATGGACCCGATTTCTTTTAAGTGTCCTTCCTGTACGTCGCCTGGGTCGAGCGCGTGATCGATTGGCACGTTGAGAGAAATCCAGCCTCCGAGGTTCTCTGTCATGAGTGCCACGGTGATGAGCATCCATCACTCAACTTCAATCCATGATTTTTTTTACTTGCTCACCGGTCGACTAACAATTGTTTTATCAGCTTCAGGAGTTAACAAGTGGCAGGTGAGACAGATCGCAGCGCCCTCTTCGGGGGGGCAATCCCGGCAGGCATCCAGACGAAGGATGTCATGCGTGATGATTTCGGCTTTGAGGTTCCGGTTGAGTCGGTTCCCCTTCCTTCGAATGGTATCGTCTACCCGACCGAGTCACCGCTTCATGGCAAGGAGATGGTCGATATCCGCGCGATGACAGCTCGCGAGGAGGACATCCTAACCTCCAGGGCGCTCATCAAGAAGGGCACCGTTATCACCGAGCTCATCAGGAGCTGCCTGATGGACAAGCGGATCCAGGTCACCGACATGCTTGTCGGCGATCGTAACGCGATCATGATCTCCCTCCGTGTGACCGGCTACGGCGCCGAGTACAATGTCGAGGCTGATTGCCCACGCTGCAGCGCCCGTTCGAAGCAGGAGTTCGATCTCGGTTCCCTCTCGATCAAGCGTCTCGATCTCGAGCCCGTCGCCAAGGGACAGAACGTATTCGAGTTCAAGCTGCCCGTGACGAAGAAGACAGTGCACTTCAAGTTCCTCACCGGCAAGGATGAGGAGGAGATCGCGACCATCCAGGAGCGTGCGAAGAAGCAGGGTGCTCTCGCTGACAATATCGTGACGACCAGGCTTCAGTATGCGATTGTCTCGGTCGACGGAAAGACCGATCGCTCCGCTGTGAATGGATTCATCCGCAATATGCCCGCCAAGGATTCCATGGCCCTGCGCAAGCACATCGAGGCCCATGAGCCCGGCATTGACATGCGCTCGACGATGGATTGTCCATCATGCAACGAGCAAAGCGAGGTGCGAATCCCGCTTGGGGTGAGCTTTTTTTGGCCTGACGCCTGATGATCGTGAGATCTTCCTCGAGCAGGCATTCTCACTGATGTACTACATGGGATTCAGCTACTGGGAGTGCTACAATATCCCGTTACGTTACCGCATATGGTTCATCCAGCGGCTGAACAAGGAGCTCTCGCGTAACAGCGAGAAGCAGAACACCCCGACCCGGGCTGCGCACCAGAATGATCCGCAGACCCGAGCGCTCCTTGGGTTGAACAGGGCCGAGGCTCCTGCGAGACTTCGTCGTTTCACCTAATAGTTAGTAGCGTCATAGGAGCATCGATGAGCAGGAACGACAGGGAGCTGGCGAAGATCTTCTCGGCGGCTGGAAGATACATTCTTGAGGGTGGGCGCGTGCCGAGCTTTGTGGGTGACGAGGAGCAGGCGCGGGTGACCAGGAACGCCACGCTCACCTCGCGACGTCTGTATGAGGTAATGTGCAACGAATCCGCATCGTTCGATGCTGTTGTCACACTCCTCGAGGAGAAGCGCGCCGCCGCAGCCGAGTTTGAGAGGATCTTCGGTCGAAATTGGCGCCTTTGAGAATCTCAAGCATAGCATAGTTACTTGCTGGAAGGCACACGCGGATGGGATCTAACTCAGCACCCACAGAAGAGGAACTAGCGCTTCTCAGGGAGCAGCGTGATCTGACGCAGGAGATGATCCGGCTGCTGAGGGAGCAGACGGAGTCCGTGAACGCCCTGCATGCCGCCCAAGCGGGTCAGACTGCAACTTCGCAGCAGATGACCACCGTCATCGAGGAGCGCGCTGCGGCCACCAGCGACCTGGCCCGTGAGACCGATGGATTGACCGAGGGTATGAAGGATGCAGCAAAGGGCAGCCAGACCCTCGCCCAGAAGATGCAGGCATGGCTTAACAAGTCGTCGGTGCCGATGGTCCGGGGGCTCAGCGACGCCGTCGGTCAATTAGGAGATAACTTCTCGATGGTCGCCGACGCGATCACCAACCCGTTTCAGGCGGCGTTGGGCTTTGTATCCACCGTCTTCAAGGTTATCAGCGAGCAGGCGCAGAAGCGGATACAGGAAGGGCTCGACTTCGCCAACGCGCTCCAGGAGGTAGTCGGGGAGTTCGGCAGCTTCAGCGAGGCTACGTCAGGGAGGATCAAGAAGAATTACGACAGCTTCAGTAAAGATCTAAAGGATGCAGCTGGCGGTGCCGACGTCTTCTCATCGAAATTTCAGATGGGAGTCCAAGGCAGCATCGAACGCCTGAAGGTGCTCTCGGGCATCGCGGCGGATCTAGGTCCGGTATTTGACAGGCTCGGCGACGAGTTCGACGATTCGACCGCGCAGCTCTACGTCATGAAGCAAGCCCTCGGGTTCAGTGCCGAGGGGTTAAAAAGCGTCGGCGTGATGGCAACCGTCAGCAGCAAATCGCTCAAGCAGTTCACGAACGAGATCCTGGCAAACACGAACAAGATCGCGACGGGCCTCGGTCTCTCATCGAAGGTCCTGGGTAAGGACGTCAGCGCCTACATGGGCAACATGAAGAACCTCGGCAAGATGACCGGTGACTACACGAAGGAGATCATCAAGGCGGCGGCCTTCACACGCAAGCTGGGCATCGAGCTTGCCGAGCTGACAGGGCTGACGGACAAGTTCGATGACTTCGAGCAGGGCGCCGAGGCCGCCGCGCAGCTTGCAGCTGGTTTCGGGATGGTCCTCGATCCGCTCAAGCTCATGCAGGCGAAAGGTCCTGCTGACATCCTCGGCGAGATGCAGAAAGCTTTCGCTGCGACGGGTCGCTCGTTCGAGAACCTCAACCGCCAGGAAAAGGCGCTTCTCACGACCCAGAGCGGTCTGACTGCCGAGCAGGCCGCCCTGGCATTCTCAGCTAGTGGTCTGGCGATGTCCTACGATCAGATCATGGCCTCAGGTGACGCAGCCTCCAAGGGCGCGAAGACCCAAGAGGAGGTTTTCAGGGACCTTGCTGGCAGCATCGAGGGTGTCATCGCCCCGATCAAAGAAGCCCTCGGCTTCTATGAAACATTCGTGGCGGGTTTCGTTCGGGCCTTGGAAACCTCCGTGCCGCTGCAGCGCGCGGTCACTGCGGTTTCTAAGTCATTGGATGCGACCTATAAATCCGGAATGCGAACGTTCGAGGCGCTCCTCAAGGTTCCGGGTGTCGCAGCAGCTTTCGAGGGTGTGCTTACTATCGTTACGAAGCTTGCAGATATTTTTTCAGGCATCGCCGGAAAGGTCGAGGCATTTGTCACGGCTCTCGGACCGAAGGGGGGAGGCGCGGCGACAGCAGCGAAGGAGCTGATGACGGGGATCACGACTGAGATAACCGACGGGTTTAGCGCTATTTTCGGCAAAGGAGATGGTAAAGGCTCGATCTTTGAGAGCGTTATGGGCGGACTCGGTGAGACCTTCATGATCGTGGCCGCCGCCTTACCCGGGCTCGCGCTCGGACTCGTGAAATCGGCAAAAATGGTCCTCAGGACCCTCATCGGTACGATGCGTGGAGCGTTCAAACCCTCATCTGGTGAGCCAACTGTCGTCAGTGGGCTGTTCGAGGCGATCAAGCAGGGGATGAATGACCTGATCACCGAGCTTCCGTCCCTCATGCCCATCCTGATCGAGTTCGGGATTGAGCTCGTCGGCTTCCTCGCCCGGGCGATCCAGGAGTTCCCGTTCGCGACCCTCTTCGTGACTGGCGGACCGATCCTCACAGCAGCCGCGGGCATTTTCGGTCAGCTGCAGGACACGATCACGGGTCTGTTCACGGGTGGTGGGGCGACAGATGCTCTCACGGGTGCTGCGGCGAAAGTTGATGAAGGCACAAAAGCTCAGGCTGAGCTCGCTGCCGCCCTCAACGCGCAGGGCGCTGCGATGACTGATACGGGTCCAGATGGTTTTGGCAGTCTCATCGGCAAGTTCGGCGGCGCTGCGGCGAAAGCTGCCGAGTACGCGGCGATTGCGTTCGGAATCGGTCTCATCGGCGACGCAATAATCAAGCTCCTGAAGGTCATTCTCGAACCAGCGGGCGCGAGCCTGATCGATCTGTTCGTTAGCGCTGGTAACAAGCTTGCAGGTGTGAGCGCAGAGGGTTTGCAGAATGCCATGCTCATAACTGGAGCGGTGCTGGTGGCAGCTCTCGGTGGAATCGCCGCGATGATGTTTGGTATTTTCTCCATGGACAAGGAAAAGCTGCTGCTTGTTGCTGGCGGAGGACTCATCGCGGGAGGTATTGCGGGAGGTATTACAGAGCTTGTTACCAGAACGTTGAAAGAAGCTATCCCGATGATATCCACGATGATTTCCTCGATGTTGACCTACCTCGGCGGAACTGAGTTTAAGACGCAGCTTAATAACATAAAGACACTCTCAAGGACAATTAAACCCGAAGATATGGACACGGTAGGGAATCTCGTAAGCATTTTCATCAGCATCGGGTCGATGATGAGGGAGGTTATCGAAGCTGCTTCAGAGTTGGACTCCCTACCCAGCGTCCCAAAAATGGATGGGAAGGGTGAGGAATCTACCGCCGAGAAGCTAGCCAGGATCATGGGTTACGTGTCCACGATGATCGGAAGCAAGGATGACAAGTCGGGAATTCTCGGAATCATAACGAAATTCGATGAGTCGCTGGGCTCCGATCTCACGGCAGTCAACCAGAAGTTCATGACAATCTCCCTGATGCTGGATCCGTTGTCCAAGATGATAACTGCGTTCGGCGGAGCGGGAATGGAGTTCGTCAAGGCGCAGGGCAGTCTCCCTCAGGACGTCGTTGCCCTCGCCTCCAACCGGGCGCGGCAGTTCATCAGCTCCGTCGGCGCTGCGGCTGTCGATATACTGCTCGACACAAGCACGCGCCTCCAAATTGATAAAGATCAGCTCGACAGTCTGACAGGGAAGATTAGCAATATCTCGTCGATGGCGACATACATGAGTACGTTCGCAAATAGCATGACGCATCTCCTCACCGCCGTTCAGGCGTTCGACACATCAGGTGACTCCCTCTCGGCGATGAGGTCCCTGCAGGCCTTCCTGTTTGGCACGATTGATGATGGTCAAACCACCGAGTCCGTCGGGACGGGTGTTCTTCCGATGATGATTCAGACCGTGGAGGATATCGCAGGGTTCCTGGGCGACGAAAAGTCAGTCATCGATGAAACCAAGCTCAAGCAATTCGGGGAAATCTTCTCGCCATCAGGTCCGCTGACCGCGATGGTCAATGTGGTCGCCCAGGCTGGGAATGTCGGAGTAGCTAAGGCCACGATTGCGAACTCCTTCCTCGTCAAGCTGTCGGAATTGAAGTTCATCGACAATCTGTACGCTGTCATCGATAGGTTCGGGGCGTTCGACGATGGGCTCGGGGTCGACCAGGTGATCGAGCGTGGGAAGAGGGTGGGGGAGGCCTTCAACGCGCTTAACTCATTCATCGACAAGATGAGGAGCATTCCTCCAGATGCCGCGGACGTTGTCGGGAACTCGTTAGCCACCCTCAACGGCCTTGCCGCGGTCGTCGAAGATGTCCCCTTCAACCCGCTGGTTGCGCTCGGCCTTCCGGCGGCGCTCGAAGACGTGGAGCCTGCCGTCAATGATGATCCAATAAAACAGATCCTCGACAGCTTCGCAAAATTCGATGGGATCGATGCCGGTGTGCTTCGCACCCGCAAGGAGGCCATGGTGGCATCATTCGATATGATCGACGCCTACTTCGTCGGGCTCGAGACAATCTCCGCCGCCGCCGAGGAGCGTGTCACAGCCTCAGTCTCCCAGCTCGCGGGCATCAACCAGACGGTCGATAAGATCGCCGTGCTGCTTGACAAGCTCGATCCCATAGCGCTCGACACAGCGATCACGGACTTTGGTAAGAATCTCACGGTGACGAAGCGCAAGTTCGATGTGAACGGTGGCGCCGTCAAGATCGATGTCACCCTCAACGTGGCGCTCAGCGCCCAGTCGATGGCGAAGCAGCTCGTGATAGATGGCTACGTCCAGCCGAACCCAGAGTTCGCCGATTTCCTCCAGACGCCGAGTACTGTCCAAAGAAAGCAGTACGATTTCTACGGGATGGATTACACCGCGGGCTCATCGTCCCCGCAGGCGATCATCAGGGCAAATAATGCATGGGTACCCCCCAAATGAGCAATCTCTTCGAACTCATCAAGGCAACGCCGATGTACGCAGCCCTCCTGGAGCAGGTTCCGGAGGAGGAGCGGGCAGCTGCGATCGAGGAGCTCCAGCGCCAGATCGCCCCGTACGAGGCGCTCGTCGCGGGCCTGCCCGCCGGCGCCCTCGACAGTCTCAAGCTGTCTCCCACGCAGGGCACCCCGCCCACCGATCCACCCGGTAAGGAACCCGGGCGTCGACTTCCAAGGAGGTTCTGATGTCAGGCACCAGATTCGATCCCGCGTATCCGACCATAGAGGACAAGGACAGCGACGGTCGTGTCACGTTCGAAAGGGATGATATCCCTGACTCCCAGAAGCTCACCCTCCGTAGCTACCTGAAGTCGCTGAGCGAGGGCAAGGACCCGAGTTTAGCGGGTAATCCGGTGGCGTACGACGGTCAGGTGCCCCCGAACCATGCGAACCCGTTCACCATCTCCGCGATGAGCGGGTCGAGCCCCCAGCCCAGCTTCACGTCCCAGCCGGGCCTGGAGGGTGCGGTCGATCGTGACGATGAGCCATCGCTGATCTTCGGTGATGACTTGGACAGCATCCTCAGGCCCCCGGAGCCCGGTGTCGCGTCATCAACGCTTGAACTGAGCGGGCATGAGCTCCTCGCTGGCATCCAGGGTGCCGAGTCGCCCGATGGGGAAACGGTCACCACCGCAGCTGGATCCAAGAAGTATGTCGAGACCCTCGCCACGGCCCTCGCGGCAAAGAACCTGAACCACGGTGACGCGAGATTCGCAGACGGCAACACCGACGGCCCCTCGACAGCGCAGCGTGTTCGCCTCGACGACACGCTGGCCGGCGCCAACATGAGCACGTCATACGACACTGCTGACATCAAACGGGTGAAGGAGAAAGATCTCCACGGCATCGCGCAGAAGATGATGTCGGCCGCGATGGGTGGCAAACGGGCGCAGCAGGGAGTGGCACGTGTCCCATCGTCGGTCACCCGCGCGGCAGCGGCTGCCGCGGGTAAGGGTGAGCTGGGGAACCTCAATCGGACGATGCTGAACCGCGGCGATGACAACTTCGAGGCAGGCGAGGACGGCGGCGGCACCGCCACCTACACCGGGGAGTCATGGCCCGTCGCTTACTCACCGGAAGCGCCATACACGGGGTTCACGACGCTCTCAGATGCATTCACCGCCTTCGTCATCTCCGGCCACTTCCTCGCCGCCGTGCTCGGCGCCGCCGCGCTGGGTGCCCTTATTCCGGCGATAGGGAAAGCGTTGATACCTGCAGAGGTGAACTCAGGGACAAGAAGCTCCAGGAAGCTGCAGTCAGGAAAGTTTAGGTACGTTGCGGAGGATACCCTCGGGGGGCTGGCGGCGTTGGCGGATGTCGCCAGCAACCTTACTGGCCTGAGCATCCCGAGCCCAATCTACTTACCGACGAACCCGTTGACCGGTTATCCTGCCTGCGTGATCGCTGGGCTCGCATCATTCCTGGGCGTCTCGTATGATATCGATCCGGATATTATCGTTAAAGTTTTATTCTTTCAGATAGACTTCAACACCCCGATCCTCGCAGGGAAGATCGCGTTGCGGATCCTCGCCATCTTTGCTGATCCTGCATCGCGCCAGTACTACATGAACATCATCCGCGAGCTCAACCGCGACACTGTCGCGCTGGGTGGTGCGCTGAACGACGTTTCCTTGAGCGGAGGTGTTCTCTCTGGTGCTGGCAGCGCGCTCAACGCTGTGAGCAGCATCTTTGACTCGAAGCTCTTCAAGTTCGTCAACACCCTCGCTGCGATCGGTGACCTCGCATACACCCAGGCAGCAGCCATCGATCTCCGCAAGACGGAGATCGAGGTCGATCCTGATGTCGCGTATTCCAGTTTCGATGCGACGAATCCCGCGATGAAAGTCCTGATGGGTGGTTTCGGCTCCCGCAGGATCTACGGCAACAGGTTGTCGCGCCGGCGCGGGGTCACCTACGCGATCTCCGATCTCCCGTCCTATCATCTCATACCCGCCGGCGAGAGTCAGGCATACCGAGGGCTGCTCGGGGCGGTGACCTCGCCCGTGGCGAAGCGGATGACATCGGTCAAACCCGACACTTCGAGCGGCAGGCTGCGATTCACCCCCGAGCAGGTGAGCGCGATCGAGTCGACCCTCGAGTCCGAGTACGTGCCGTTCTACTTCCAGGACCTTCGCACGAACGAGATCATCTCTTTCCACGCGTTCCTAGACGATCTCAGCGATAGCTACTCCGCGAACTACAACCAGGTGGGCGGCTACGGTCGCATCGATGAGGTCATGACCTACAAGGATACGAAGCGCTCGATCGGTTTCTCGTTCCACGTTGTCGCGACGAATCCCGAGGATTTCGATTACATGTGGTGGCAGATCAACAAATTAACCTCGATGGTCTACCCGCAGTGGTCGAAGGGACGGGATCTAACGTCCAAGGTGACCTTAGCAGACTTTAAGTACACCCAGCCCTTCTCCCAGATCCCGACCGCGACCCCAGTTGTGCGTGTCAGGATCGGTGATCTGATCAGGTCGAATTACTCCCGGTTCAACCTGAAGAGGCTGTTCGGGTATCAGGATGTCGAGAAGGAACAATCTGCGGCCACTGAAGTTCGCACTTACATCGTGCAACCCGGGCACTACACACCGACAGACGAAGGACGTCCTATCAAGTTGTCGTCGAAGCTTACCGTGGCTGGTCCGCTGAAGTCGAGAACTGTAGCGCTGGGAACTGCAATTACGGCGACCCGGCTGCGCAGCCCCTGGGGCGAGGACCACTTCGAAATTTTCGATCCGGTAAGCCTCAAAACTTTGCTAGTTCCTCCGGAAAAAATTTCTTTGCCTCAGCCAGTTTCTGCCGCCTCGGGCGAGCGCGTAACGCTGTTCTATAATCCTGATAATAACTCGGTCGTCAGGTCATTCGAGACCACCCGCGGCTACGGTCTCGCGGGCGTCGTGACCCAGCTCGGGTTCACCTGGATGGATCAAGGAATTCTATGGGGCGCCGGAGATGATGGCCCAGGAAACCGGGCCCCGCGTTCATGCAAGGTGCAGGTGAGCTTCGTGCCCATCCACGATATCGCACCGGGCCTCGATCACGAGGGCTTCAACCGGGCGCCCATCTACCCAGTCGGTGGTCTGGTCAACGCGATCGTCGAGGGCGGCGAACCCGAGCCCTACGGCGTGGGAACCCTCCCGAAGGGTGGCGAGCGGGCTGCTGTCGCGGCGACGAAGGTTGGCTACGAGGAACTCAATAAACAGACGTTCATCGAGAAGTTATTTTAACGGGAGGGAGGTGAGATGGCTGTCAGCAGGTACCGGCGGGATCAGATCATAGGGACACCGCAACGTCTTGCCTCATCGCAGGCGATCCTTAGGATCAGGCAGGCGATCGCCGCGGGGGCGATCCCAACCCGTGAGATCGTGACCACCGCGGGTCAGCGTCTCGACCATCTCGCGGGTCAGCTCTACGGGGATGGCAAGCTCTGGTGGGTGCTCGCCGTCGCCTCGGACATCGGCTGGTGGCTGCAGGTGCCGCCAGGCACGCGGCTCATCGTCCCGACGGACATCGAGTCGACCCTGAGGCTCGTGTAGCTTGCCGCGTTCACCGCTCGTATCGGAGGCGACTAAGGAGCTCTCAGCTAACTTCGGGATCCTCACCGACGCAGATTTCGTCGACAACACCTGGGCTGCCCGACTCGTGGCGCAGAAGCCTGCGAATAGCAAGGCAACCGCCGTGCCCAACGCCAACATCTCGGGCGAGGCGGCTCTCGCCAAGTTGAATGCCTACGGTGACGTCATAAGGGAGCTCACCACCCCCCCGGATGGAGTGACTCAGGCCGATCAGATCACCGAGCTCATCAACGGTTCCATCTCCATCGGTGAGTTTCATTCTAGTGACTCCATAGATGCTAACTACAGTGAGCAGTTCAAGATATACGGATGCGGCAAGTCGGACGTGAACAAGCTGTTCGTCGACTCCACCTTCACGGACATCAGCGGCCGCGATTCTCTCGAAAAGCTCAGCATCAACTCGACCCTCGCCAAACCTGCTCGGGACAAAACGCCGAATGCTTACATCATGAACGTTCACAACCCAATGATGGGTCCATCCACACGTGATGTTGGACCGCTGGAGGTCTTCATGAACTGCATGCCGACGCTCGAGCTCTCGAAGTGCGTTCCATACGTCAACGTTGAGCTCATAACCTCGAGCCCCGGCCGTGATGCAGCTGGAAACTTCGCCGCGCCGACGCTCCTGAGATTTCTGAACCCGAGCGCGCCCTCCGAGGTTGACATCGCGATGCTTGACGCGCAGGCGACGGAGGTCGCCTCCGAGGCCACATCCCTTGGGACGGGAACAAGGAGCAGTATGGAGCTCTTCACGACGCCCCAGACCCTCGTCAACCTGGGACCGACGGGCGAGGAGTACGTTCCGGTCATCGATCGGCTGAGGCCGCTGGCATCGCTCGGTGACCTATCGATCTCTGTTAAGATGCAGAAGAGCACGACGATGTTCACCCAGATCAGGATGGAGGTCAACGTTCACGATCGCTCCAGGCTGCGTGAGGTCGCTGATCTTGTTCGACCTGACCTGTACTCGAGGACCTTCATCGACATCACGTATGGCTGGTCGCATCCCGAGGGTGGGATGCTTTCGAATAATTCATTCGGTAAGTTCCTCGACGCGATGAAGGTGACGGGACGGTATCGGATTGCCAGCTCGACGTACTCATTCGAGCCGGGTGGTGGGATCAAGATCGCGTTGAGCCTCTTCTCGCTGGGCAGCATCGACCTCCTGTCGCTCGCGTCCCGTGAGACCCGAAATACCATCAGGCAGTTGGACGAGCTTGCGAAGAGCATCAGGAGGGCCCTGGAGGCGAAACGTGCCGTGGGGACGGCGGGCCCCGGGATGGCGAAGTTCGACTTCATGAACTCCATCACGGACGGAAGCTCGTTGCTTCGGGCAGCCGGTGATCCGGAGTTTTTTAAGAAGCTCGATTCAATCCAGGGCGATGGTGCGAATATCGAGCTCAAAGATGAACTTCTCACGCTCATCATCAATGCGATCGGCGAAGTCACGCTAAAGAATGGAGATTGGACCATCATACCAAAACCGTCGCCGACGGTGACGAGCAGCGGCATCAACATCGAAGATTACGGCCAGGCCACCGCGGGGCTCGGCCGCATCGCCGATGAATACAATGAGATCATCGCAAAAATTCCAAAAATGGGCGCGGATAAGATCTCGGATGAGTTCTTCGAGGGCGATTACCCAAAACGCCTGGCGGCCATGTTCAGCACTACACCCTCCGGTGATGTTGTGGAAAAATTCAAGGCTGAGTACTGCTCACTGGGCGCCGTGATGGCGGCGCTTGTCCTGCATCCTCTCGCCGCCTCACAGCTGTACGATGAGATCCAGCTTGTCTTCTATCCATTCAACGACTACGCGGGCGGCGTTCACGGCTGCCCGATCAGCTGGTTCCCGATCGAGCACGCAAAACTGAAAACCTACGTGGGGGAGCTCGCCAAGGAAACACCAGAGATCTCGCTCAATGCGATGATCGAGCTGATAAACGGCAGGTTCGTCAACTTCGCTCCCAACCGAGCTTACCTGATGGCGGAGTATTACAATCCGACGGCGGCGGAGGAGGGGAGAGTTGAGTATACCACCGGCAAGGTCACGGTCAATGGTAAGCAGGTCACCGCCGCGGCGGGCTTCACGCAGACCCATGAGGAAAGGTTGGAAAAGGTTGGAATACACGAGAAGCAGTTCACGCAGCCGGTGCTGGGCATCTTCACGGAGGGTTGTCCTCTGCTTGATAGCAAAGGTGAGAAGGTGCCCGCCGATGGGGGAAGATCTAAGACCCTCCTGAAGATCCATGTCTTCGATGCAGCGGCGGGTGCCTACAGGACCCTTGGAGAGCTTCTCAAAGCGACGAGGGACGATCAGCTCGGCGTGATACGCGGCGCGGTCGCCACGGCGCTCACGGCGGGCGGCGATGCTGCCGCCCGCCGCCAGGCCCTTGCCCCGATCCTGGAGGCCGGCGAGGCGGCTGGGATCCTACGAAAGATCACAACCCACCCTGATTACAACGGGCCTGCCGAGTACAGCGTCGATGGGTCGTACGATTCGATCAAGCGCCTGGTGTCCGCCGGGATGCCAACGATCACGTACGGCTCCTCGACCTCGGCGATCACGAACGCCTCGTTCTCGACAGCGAACAGCGCAGCCATGGCCAACGCGATGATGGCGCGGGCGTACCAGGAGCCAGCCGGTGAGGCCTCACCGAGCCAGGTCAATGGTGGCGTTCCGATGCAGATTATCCCCGCCGCGTTGAGCCTCAGCACGTTCGGTTGCCCGCTCTTCACCCCGATGCAGCAGCTCTTCGTTGACTTCGGGACGGGCACATCGATCGATAACGTTTACTATGTGCTCGGCGCCGAGCATAAGATCGGTAAGTCCGGATTCACCACCGACGTCAAGCTGGGCTACGGGGAGGGTTTCGCGACGCACGTGAGCCTCAGCCAGAACCTTACCACCCTCGCGAACAGGGTAAATGATGCTTTAAGATCCGACCCGCCCGCCGCCTTCGCCGCCGCGGTTGTACCCGCCGCCGCCGCCGGCAGCAGCACAACTGAGGCTCAAGCGATCGCGGAAGCTCGAAGAAAGTACGATGCCCTTCTCGAGGAGGTTGGTCGCGCGATCGGAAGGGCGCTCGCCCCACCCGCCCGGGTGGCCATCGAGGTCAAGATGAAGATCGAGGCGGAGCTGCGGAGGGTCCAGGCGCTGGTGCTGATGGAGATCGAGGAGAAAAAGAAAGAGGCGATAGACAAGGCCCTGGCCTTGATACCACCTGAGGTGAGGATCAAGGCCGAGGAGGCCACAAAGCTGGCCGCCGCCGCCGCTGCGAAAGCTGCTGAGGTCCAAGCGGATGTCGCATACGCGCTCACTATCGTTGATCTTGTCCTGAACGCTGACAAGCTCATTGCAGAGCTCGGTGCCGAGGCGGCGGCCATCATCGTCAAGACCGCGCAGGAGGAGCTCGCCAAGCAGCTCGCCGCGGAGCCTCCCGAACCTCCGGAGGCGGAGGCCTGAAAATCAGTCCCAGGTGAGGGTAGGATTGATGCATGCTGATGGTTTCCAGGAAGCTGCTCGGTTCTCCGAAAGATCTCGTCTACGATGATGGGCAGGTCCGCTGGACGGACGAGCAGCTTGATTCCTGGTCCATCGGTGATGAGATGTCGGCATGGAGCATCTCCCACGTGTTCGAAACGCTCACCAGGGATCCACCGGCTCCGATTCCGGAGGAGTACGCAAGGTCGATGGATGGTCTGGCCCGCGGAAGGGTCCCGTGGCCGCTTGTCATCCCACCGGGTGTCCTCAGGGAGCACATCGCGAAAATCGATGAGAGCCTCGAGGATGCCCTGGACGAGCTGGGCGACTACTCACACGTGCTGGTCAGGTCCCGCAGGATCCTGTCGCAGCTGCAGCCCTGCAGGATCGATCTTGCCGCCCTCCGCGTCGAGCAGGGCCACGCGACGACGACAGTCCTTGACAGCTTCGAGCCCGGTCCTGATTCGATGGTGGCCCCCCCGATCTACTCGCACGCGACCGCGACGGGTCGGCTCACCGTCCGATCGGGTCCCAGGATCCTCACGCTCCAGAGGGAGCACCGCCGGATCCTCGCGAGCCGCTTCGACGGAGGTCAGGTGATGCAGGTTGATTTCGTGTCCCTGGAGCCCCGTGTCCTACGTCTCCTCGCGGATGGGTCTGCACCCACCGATATCTACTCCGATGTCTCCACGAGGCTCGGGGGGGCCGCGAATCGCAGGCAGGTGAAGCTCGCCACGCTGAAGCTGCTCTACGGCTCCGGTCGGGCTGGGATCACCGAGGACGTCGGCTCGATCAGCCCAAGGGTCATCAGGGGGATCGAGGAGTACTTCGGGCTGCCGCGCCTCCGCTCTCGCCTGCAGGCTGAGCTTGCCCAGGAGGGCAGGATCAGGAGCCACTGGGGTCGATCCCTGCCCGAGGCGACCGAGACCCACCTGCTTGTCTCCCACTTCACCCAATCGACCGCGGTCGACGTCGCGCTCGGTGGCTTCGGTGACCTGCTCGAGCGGATCCGGGGTGAGGATCTCGATGTTGTTCCGTGCTACGTCCTGCATGACGCGCTCCTGCTCGATGTGCACCCTGGTTCGGCAGGTCGTCTCACCGAGATCGTGGACCAGGGCGTCGAGGTTGAGGGTCTCGGACACTTCGAGGTTTCGCTCTCACCCGCCTATGTATCAGTGGAGTGACTCATGAACCTGAGGAAAGCGTTGCAGACCAAGTATAGTCGTTTCGGAGATCGACCGCCCGGCTGGGCGCAGGGCGATCTTGGGAGGGCCAGCACCGCTCCGGGCTCGCTGCTGAGCGATCTGGGTGTCTCCAACTTTCGCGGCAGAGGAGAGGATGGGCTGCATGATATTTACCTGCTCATCGAACGAGCGGTTCGGTCCTCGATCCTAACAGGGATGTATTCCACGCCGGTGAAGAGGGAGCGAAGCGGTGAGATCGAGCTGAACGCCGCGCCTGACCTGTACACATTTGGAAGGGGAGCTGTCATGCTTCGTTTCATCAAGGCGATCCTTGCTGCGGCTGATTCCACCGGCATCGTCGCCCTGCCCTCCCAGCTCAGCGTTGAGCCCAACGTTTCGAGGACAGGGGTCATAATCAGATGGCCTGGGTTTGTAAATCGTTAGTCGTCCAGCTGATAATACGGTATGATGAATGAACGAGAGCTGACCGACCTCTGGACGAGCTACATGAAGCTCGCTGATAAGATCAACCGCGGACCTGGTATCCAGCAGATGATGGAGGAGCTCGGTGAGCGTCTCCTGATGTGTCCTGCCGAACCCCGGAACGACAGCCCGGGCTGCGAGCCCGGTGGGCTTGTGCGGCAAGCGATCACCGTCGCGAAAGGTATGAAACGTCTCAACGATACCTTCGAGATGGGGGCGACAACGGAATCGATCCTGGTCGTCGGTCTGCTCCATGAGATCGGTAAGGTCGGCAGCCTTGAGGAGCCCTACTTCGTTCCCGAGGAGGAGGGCTGGCGTCGTGAGAAGCTCGGTGCTTTCTACAAGCCTAACGAGCGCCTCGGTCGAATGACGATCCCAGAGCGCTCGCTCTTCCTCCTCAACCACTACGGCGTGAAGCTCACCGAGGAGGAGTTCATGGCGATCCGTGGTCCGAGCCGTCCGCCGGATTGGGTCGAGAGCAGGCTCGCCCCCACCGCTGAGCCAACGCTCACGATTCTCCTGCGTTCCGCGCGAGATATTCTCATCAGAAAGGTCGGTGCTGAATAGTTAAGGATATGGAAACACTCGACAGGGGGGCGCTTCGTCTCATGATCATGGAGGCACTCGACGAGATTGCCTACGGTGTGGATGAGGGAGACGGATGCATGGATGAGGATGGTCTTGATGAGTTCTCGGTAGCAGGAGCAGTCGCAGGTTACTCACTTCCACTTGGCATGCGTCCTCCCGGTCCTCGCCGTGATATGAGAAGCGTCGCCCAACGCTCCTTCGGCGGCTCGAGCAAGAAACGCAAGAAGATCTGAAAAACTCAGGATCATAACATACAATCTCCCTATGTTCTGGCCCGAAAAGCGGGACATTGGGTAAACCCGGGGAGGGGAAGCGCAAGCCGAAACTCCTCGTCTATCAACAACAAACAATCAAGGATACAATAAAAATCATGGCAATCGATCTCGACGCAATCCGCCGCAAGCTCGGCGAACTCTCTGGCAAGAACAACAAGCGTGACCAGCAGTGGAAGCCTGAGGAGGGCAAGGAATACACGATCCGTCTCCTCGCGTTCCAGGACAACGACGGTCAGCCCTTCAAGGATCGTTGGTACTACTACAACATCGGCAGCAACTCGGGCATCCTCGCTCCCTTCCAGTTCAATAAGCCCGATCCGATCAAGGAGCTCCGCGGCAAGCTCTACGATGAGGGCAGCGACACGAGCCGTGAGCTCGCGAAGAAGGTCGCTCCGAAGATGCGCACCTTCGCTCCCGTGATCGTCCGCGGTGAGGAGGACAAGGGCGTCCGCATGTGGTCCTTCGGCAAGATGGTCTACCAGGATATCCTGAACCTGATGCTCGATGAGGACTACGGTGATATCACCGATCCGCTTGAGGGTCGTGATATCCGCGTCACGGTCACGAAGCTGCCGGGTAAGCAGTTTGCCGACACGAAGATCTCGCCCCGCGCGAAGATCGAACCCCTCTCGAAGGACTCGGCGACCGCCAGGAGGTGGCTCGAGTCGATTCCTCCTATCGATGAGGTGACGAACCTGAAGCCCTACGAGGAGATCAAGAAGATCGTCAACGACTGGATCAACGGCGGGGCGCAGTCGGGTGACGGCACGAGCCGTGGTGGTCCCGCCCCGAGCCGCAGCGAGAACGACAGCAAGCTCGCAGCGTTTGATGATGAGAGCGACGCTCCGAAGTCGAAGAAGCCGAGCGGTGGTCCCAAGGCTGCCGCCCGTGATCTCGATGATGCATTCGCTGATCTCGAGGGCAGCGGGTTCTAGTTCACCGACGCGATGAGGCGGGGGCAGGAGGGTTGAAAGGCTTTCCTGCCCCTTTGCATATATCTGGGATATGATTTAGAATAACGAAGGAGCAAAAATGGCAAAGAAGGATGCTGCGGGCGCCAAGACGTCCGCCGATGATTTTACCAGCGAGCTCATATCCTCGCTCAACAGGGACCATGGTTCCCGGATCGCGTACAACCTGGCGGTGGATACCTCGCCGGCCCATGTGAAGCGCTGGATCTCCAGCGGATCCAGGCAGCTCGATCTCGTTATCTCGAATCGAGCAAGCGGCGGGTTACCCGAGGGTCGAATCGTGGAGATCTTCGGTCCACCCTCGATCGGTAAGAGCCACATCGCGACGCAGATCGCTCGCGCAACCCAGTCGATGGGCGGCATCGTGGTCTACATCGACACCGAGAACGGCACGTCGGTCGAGAATCTGGCAGCGTTGGGTGTCGACGTCTCGAAGCGCTTTGTCTACGTTGACACCCACTGCACTGAAGAGGTGCTTGATATCGCCGAGAAGACGATCCTAAAGGCGAAGGCGATGGCGAAGGACGTCCCGATCACCATCATCTGGGATTCGGTCGCCGCCTCGTCCCCCAAGGCTGAGCTCGAGGGTGCCTATGACAAGGACACGATCGGTCTCCAGGCTCGCGCGATCTCGAAGGGCATGCGCAAGATCACGGGCGTCATCGGTGACCAGAACGTCCTCTTCGTCATCCTGAACCAGATCCGCACGAAGATCGGTGTCATGCACGGTGATCCGACGACGACCCCAGGTGGCATGGCGATCCCGTTCCACGCCTCGGTCCGACTGAAGCTAGGTGCTGGTTCCCACATCGAAAACAAGCAGGGCGAGGCGATCGGTATCAACGTCTGGGCGAAGACGATCAAGAACAAGGTCGCGCCCCCTTTCCGTAAGGTCGAGTTCCGGATCATCTTCGGCAAGGGTATCGAGGAGCATGAGGAGGTGTTCGATGTTCTCCGCGAGCACGGTCCCAATATGGTGAACGATCATCAGGTCTCCGTCGAGGGCACGAGCGCCTGGAAGACGATCAAGGTGACGAACGAGCGGAATGAGAATATCATCGAGAAGAAGTTCTACAAGGCTGATTTCGGTGAGCTCTGGTCTGACCCGCAGTACAAGCCCTGGATCGACGGACTTCTCGAGAAGGCTCTCATCAGAACCACGGTGAGCACCGGCGATCTCGATATCGATCCCGAGTCCTACGAGGAGATGCGAGCATTGAAGGACCAGATGGTCAGCGACATCGACCCGGAGGCCTGATGCTCGGAGGAAGACCCACACTCCTGGTGGATGGAATGAATGTTTGGTTGCGACATTTCTGCGCAAATCCCACCCTCGGAGCGAACGGGCAGGCTGTCGGCGGGATCGTGGGTTTCCTCAACGAGCTGGGCCAGAAATGCGAGTTTCTGAGCCCGCGACGGGTCATCGTCGTCTGGGAGGGTGGTGGTTCTCCCAGACGACGTGCTCTCTTTACTGAGTACAAGACGAAACGTAAGCCCCAGAAGCTCAACCGCTACTACGAGGGTGATATCCCTGACACTGTGGGTAACCGTAATTGGCAGGTTGCGACCCTTGTCCAGCTCCTGAAGCTCCTGCCAGTGCAGCAGAGCTACGTTACCGACTGCGAAGCGGACGATGTCATCGCGTATGTGGCGCGTTACCGGTTGAAGGATGATCCCTGCGTGATCATGTCGTCCGACAAGGACTACTACCAGCTTCTCGATGATCGTGTCAGGATCTGGAGCCCAACCTCAAAGTCATTCGTCAATGAGCCTGACGTCATCACACGCTTTGGCTGCACCGCGCGTAACTTCGTTGCGACCCGCTGCTTCGTGGGCGACGGTGCCGATGGTATCCCGGGCATAGACGGTGCCGGCTGGAAGACCATGGCTAAACGCTTTCCGGAGGTCGCGGGGGAGGCGCAGCTCCATCCGGATGACATTATCAGCATGGCAACCGACCGAGCCTCTCCAAAGGGTCCGCAGCTCTTCAGGAACATCGTCGATGGCGCTGCTCATGCTCGTCTGAACTGGCAGCTCATGTATCTCGATGTGATGTCGCTGTCCGGAGCGCAGGTTGGGAAAATCGACTCGGGACTCGAATCATTCAGACCTGAGGCCAATAAAATGGACTATCTCCGGTTGCTGGTCAAATCTGGTATTAATAATTTCGACCGCGATCGCGTCTTCTTCGAACTGACAAGTCACCTACTTCATACTTAAGAGAGCTCATGTCTTCCAACGAGATTAACGCCGGTGAGGCCCTGTTTCGCCAGTACGGGAAGCAGTTCCAGGAAAAAATCTTCCAATCGCTTTTGACCGACCGTGTCTGGGCAGCCCAGATGGTCGAGGTCATGAAGCCCGACTACTTCGATCTAAAGTACCTTGCGTTCCTCACCGATCGCTACTTCAAACACTTCGAGAAGTTTAAGTGCTTCCCAACGATGCAGCTCCTGGTTTCGATCATCAAGGAGGATCTGCAGCAGGGTCCCGACGCGATCCTGAAGGATCAGATCATCGACTTCCTGCATCGCATGCGAGCGAATCCCGACCCGGGTGACCTCGGTTACGTGAAGGAGAAGTCGCTCGATTTCTGCAAGCGGCAGGCTTTCCGCGAGGCGCTCGAGAAGGCGGTCGAGATGGTCGCCACCGACAAGTTTGAATCGGTCGTCGATCTGATGAAGAAGGCGGTATCGGTCGGCATGGCGAACACCACAGGCCACGATTTCTTCGAGGATGCCGAGGCGCGGTTCGTGAAGATCAACCGCAATCCGTGCCCCACCGGTCTCGATGTCCTCGATGGTAAGGACATCCTCCGCGGTGGTCTCGGTCGCGGTGAGCTCGGCGTCGTCGTCGCGCCAACCGGTGTCGGTAAGTCCCACTGGCTGACAGCGATGGGGGCTCATGCTCTCAAGATGGGTAAGAACGTCGTTCACTACACCTTCGAGCTCACCGAGACGGCGGTTGGTCTCCGCTACGATTCGAACCTCTGCGGGATCCCGTCGAATGACGTTCCTGACATGAAGGAGGATGTCCTCAAGACATACGAGACGATGGATCTCGGTCGGCTCATTATCAAGGAGTATCCGACCGGGACCGCGACCGTGCAGACCCTGCGCAACCATATCGAGAAGCTGAGCCTGAAGGGATTCGTTCCGAGCGTCGTGATCGTCGATTACGCTGATATCATGCGCTCATCGAAAACGTTCGATTCGCTCCGTCATGAGCTGAAGCTTGTCTATGAGGAGCTTCGTAACATGGCGATGGAGCTCAACATTCCGATCTGGACCGCATCACAGGCGAATCGTGAGGCCTCAGCCTCGGATGTCGTTGGGCTTGAGAACATGAGCGAGGCCTACGGAAAGGCGATGGTCGCCGATGTTGTCATCTCCCTCTCGCGAAAGCCAAGCGAGAAGGCCGACGGCTCGGGTCGTCTCTTCGTGGCTAAGAATCGTGCAGGTCGTGACGGGATCCTCTTTCCTATTCACATTGACACATCCCAGTCTAGAATAAAGATTCTGGACGAGAACAGCTTGACTCTGCAAGAATCGATGACGCAGGATAGTACGGACGCGAAGAAGCTCCTGCGCAAGAAGTGGCAGGAAGTGACGGGCAGTAAGTGAGGAGAAATGCTTGCTTTAGCTGTGTTTATCATCTTGCGCAATACATAAGATTATGATCATCGACGTAACCTCCCGCACTTTTTCATGTGATGTATGTTTCAACGAGTTCGAAGGCATTAAGAGAAATCTCGATCTTGAATTTCATTTTTGCAGTAAGAGCTGTATGAACGAAGCGCAAAAAAAAGATGGCATCTTATGGAAAAGGAACAGAGAGAGATGCATCGAGAAACACGGCGTAACTCATCAATTTTCTAGTCCAGAAATTAGAGAAAAAGCATCTCGAACTTGTATTGAGAAATACGGAGTTGCCAACCCGAGTCAAGCTGAATGCGTTAGAAAAAAGAGGTCAGAAACACTTAAAAAAACATTCGCCGCACGTGGAAATGAGATCAGAGAGCAGAGGATGGTTTCAAATCTCGAAAATCTTGGAGTTCCATGGCCGATGATGTCTCAAGATGTTCGTGATAAATCTCGATCTTCTTTTTCTTCACGATACGGAGCGGATGTTAAGTGCGCCATGGATATCAAAGAAGTCGTTGAAAGAACTGACTTTGCAGCAGCGGCAGCGAAGAGACATGAATCCATGAAACGTAACGGTACTTACAAAACTTCAAAGCCCGAGGATCAGATTTACAGCTTTCTTTGTGAAAAGTACGGAACTGATAACGTAATAAGGCAAGCCACGATAGAAAAGTGGCTTATTGACTTCTACGTAAAAACGATCGATACCTACATTCAGGTTGATGGAACGTATTGGCACGGTCACGGTAGAACAAAAGAAGAATTGATGAACTCAGAACATCCTCGCGATAGCATCATACTTCGTAAAAAGATAACTGATGAAGAACAGGCGGTTTGGTTCAAGAAACATTCTAAGAAACTTGTTAGAATAACAGACGAACAAATAAAAGGTGGAGAATTTTCGCTATGAACTCGAAAGAACGTATTCAGCAGGAAGTTAGTGACTATTTCGAGGGTGATGAACTTGCACCTAATGTTTTTTGGAAATATGCTCTTAGAGATTCTGACAATAATTTGTTAGAGACAAGCCCCGACCAGATGCACGCTCGTCTTGCGAAGGAGTTCGCCAGAATCGAATCGAAGTATCCGAACCCGATGGGAGAGGAGGAGATCTACGGTCTCCTGAAGGATTTCTCCCAGGTTGTCCCACAGGGCTCACCGATGTCAGGCATCGGAAATTCGCATCAGCTGCAGTCGTTATCGAACTGCTTCGTGGTCGAGCAGCCTCATGATAGCTACGCTGGCATCCTGTTCACCGACCAGGAGCAGGTTCAGATCATGAAGCGACGTGGAGGTGTTGGGTTCGATATCTCCAATATCCGCCCGAAAGGCCAGCCGACATCGAACGCTGCCCGCAGCACCGACGGGATCGGTGTCTTCATGGAGCGCTTCTCGAACTCCTGCCGTGAGGTTGCGCAGGGTGGCCGTCGTGGCGCCCTCATGCTCACGATCGACTGTCGCCATCCCGAGATCGAGACCTTCATAGACATCAAGCGTGACCTGAAGAAGGTGACGGGTGCCAACATCTCGATCCGCTTCACCGACGAGTTTATGCAGGCAGTCGAGCACAACCAGAGCTTCTGCCTCCGCTGGCCCGTTGAGGCACATCCAGAAGATGCTGAGATCGTGAAGATGGTCGATGCAAAGCAGGTCTGGGACAAGTTTGTGGACGCTGCATGGGCATCAGCAGAGCCCGGCGCCCTGTTCTGGGACACCGTGGTCAACGAGGGCATCGTAGACAACTACAGGGATGTAGGTTACAAGACAATCTCCACAAATCCTTGCGTGACAGGTGACACAGAGGTCATGGTCGCAGATGGTCGTGGATTTGTCGCTATCAAGACACTCGCAGACGAAGGGAGCGATATTCCTGTCTTTGCATGTGATGAACACGGTAAGATCGTCATTAAGACGATGAGAAATCCTCGTGTCACTGGAAAGAATGCGCAGATCTATCGCGTGACTGTCGAGGGTGGCCACTCATTCCGCGCAACTGGCAATCACAAGATGATCATGCGTGACGGAAGTGAGCGCGAGGTGAAAGATCTGATCGCAGGTGATTCTCTTTGGATCTCTCATCACGTCAATGGCAAGTTCAACGAGGCAACGCCAGGTCTCCATGCGACAACATCCCAGGACTACAGCTGGATTCGTAACGGTGGAAATCGAACGTGGAAGTCTTCTCATCGGATCATTTGGGAGCATTTCAACAGCAAGAAGATTGGAAAGAATGAGGTCATTCATCACGTCGACTTCAACTCACTCAACAATCACCCTAGCAATCTCATGCTGATGCGCAAGGAAGATCATGATCGCTATCACGCTGACCTGATCAAGGGTGAGAATAATCCGATCTTCAAGATCAAAGCAGACCCTGTCAGATTTGCTGCATACTCTGAGAAAATGTCAAAGTCAGTGGGTGGCATGAACAACCCACGCGCTTATGAAGCATCGAATGATTCGATTATCGATGCTATCGCGAAGCTGACAATTAGCATTAATCGACGCGTTTCGATCTCAGACTGGACGATGTTCGCCAAGGAGAACAATTTCCCAATCTTCCTGAATGACTTTAGGCTAGATGGCAAGAGCTTCTCTGAGACTTGCTATGAAATCGCAATTTCTTGTGGCATCAAATCAGATATCTGCAGCTTGGATCCTCGCGTGGCACGACGCGCGCTCCAGGCAGAATCCAGCGGTTATCGCTGGCAAGTTGCTAATGGTGACCTCAACGTAGAAAAGACGTGTGAGTGGTGCAAGAGCCCATTCTGGTCAGAATACGATAGGCGTGAAGTCTCTTTCTGCGGTCATTCTTGCTCCAGCAAGTATGCAAACCGTCTTGCAGGCAAGAACCATCGCAGATCTTCAACATTGAGAGCGATGCATGTTTCAAATGGTGAAAAGAAGCGCCAGGCGCAGCTTGAAATATTCACATCACTTCGCAGCACACTAGGAAGAGTTCCTCTTGCTCAAGAATGGGAGATGGCTTGCAAGAAATCAGGATGCTCATCTCGGACAGGAACTCAGAACGGATTTGCGTCGTGGAGCAAACTCAAGACTGCTGCTGAGAGCTTCAATCACCGAGTAATTTCAGTCGAGCTTGCAGGAAATGAAGATGTCTACAATGGAACCGTCGACGATGTTCACACTTTCTGCTTCAGGGTCGGCAGCGAAGAGATTGAGAGATTCAGAAACAAAGCTGATCTAATTCTTGCGAGTCGTCAATGCGGAGAGATCCCCCTCAGTCCCTATGACAGCTGCCGCCTTATGGTTGTTAATCTCACCACATTCGTGAATGAGCCCTTCACGGGAAATGCCGTCTTTGACTTTGAGAGATTCGGAAAGGTTGTCTATGCAGCGCAACGTCTCATGGATGACCTTGTCGATCTTGAGGTTGAATGTGTCGATCGAGTGCTTGCAAAGATCGATCGTGACCCACAGCCTGAGCACGTGAAGAAGATTGAGCGTGACCTCTGGGCGAAGATCAGAGCCGCCGGTCTCAACGGCCGCCGTACTGGTCTCGGTATCACAGGACTTGGTGACGCGCTCGCAGCGCTTGGACTCAAGTACGGCTCCGACGATTCAATTCAAATGACAGAGGTAATATACCGCAACCTGGCACGGTGGGCACACTATTCCTCACTCGTCATGGCCAAGGAGCGCGGAGCGTTCCCTGTCTGGGACTACGAGAAGGAGAAGGACCACAGGTATCTAAACAATGTCATGGACGCAGTCGGCGAGCTTAGCGCGGAGACGCGCAACATGTGGCAGACCACAGGTCGACGCAACATTGCGCTCACCACCACAGCACCGGTCGGTTCTGTTTCTATTCTCACGCAGACCACATCCGGCATTGAGCCTGCATTCCTCCTATCCTACAAGCGCAGAAAGAAGATAACTCAGGGAGACCTCACATCGCGTGTCGATTTCGTGGATCCCATGGGCGACAAGTGGCAGGAGTACACGGTCTATCACCACTGGTTCAAGAAGTGGATGGACGTCACCGGCAAGACGGACCCGCAGGAGAGTCCATACTGGGGTGGTACCGCCAACGACATCGACTGGGTCAAGTCGGTTGATATCCAGGCAGCAGCGCAGAAGTGGATCGATCACTCAATCTCCAAGACCTGTAACCTCCCGAGCTCCGCCACGAAGGAAACTGTTAACGACATTTACCTCCGAGCTTGGAGGTCTGGATGCAAGGGTTTCACGGTCTACCGTGAAGGCTGCCGGACCGGCGTGCTTGTCCAGACCGACGAGCAGAAGAAAGAGAAGAGGGCGGACGACGGTCGTCTCATCCCAAGACGTCCAAAGTCGCTCGAGTGTGACATCCATCGCGTCTCGATCCGCAACGGTGAGAATCCTGAATCCTGGCTCGTTCTCGTGGGTTTACATGATGATAAGCCCTATGAGGTATTCTGCGGAATCCCTGAGAATATCGAGATTCCCAAGAGGTATAAGTCAGGGTCTCTCATCAAGAACGGTAGACGCGGTGGTGTGACAACCTATAACCTCCAGGTTCCAGTCGGTGATGATGATAACCTCGTCTTCAAGGATATTATCAACCTGTTCGACAATCCAACCCAGGGAGCTTTCACCAGGACAATCTCCTTGGCTCTACGTCATGACGTTCCGCTCCTTTATGTTGTGGAGCAGTTGCAAAAGGACAAGAACAGCGATATGTTTTCATTCGGCAGGGTGATCGCCCGGGTCCTAAAAGGATACATAAAAGATGGCACTAAATCTACTGAAAAGGGTTGCCCGGAGTGCGGTAATTCCGAGCTTGTCTACCAGGAGGGTTGTCTCTCCTGCAAGGCATGCGGTTACTCGAAATGCAAGTGAGAAAGGGCTAGAAGAAGACACCAACATAACACAAGAGGGGTATGCAGTGAATTTTATCGCGGATGTCTCCCAACACATCAAGGCAGTAGAGCTTCGGGTCGATCCAGTCATCGTTCGGGTCAACAAGTTCGATGAGGATTCCGCGAAGGAGTTCGTCGATGCGATAAGTCGAGCCCAGAACACAGGGCAGTCTATCATTCCTGTGGTTATCGACAGCTACGGCGGTCAGGTCTACTCCCTCATGACGATGATCGGAGCGATCAGGGCTTCCCGGATTCCGGTGGCTACCATCGTGGAGGGCAAGGCGATGAGCTGCGGGGCGCTTCTCTTCAGCTTCGGTACCGAGGGCAAGCGCTACATGGATCCGGATGCCACCCTGATGATCCACGATGTCTCGTCCTTCGCGATGGGCAAGGTCGAGGAGATCAAGGCCGACGCGAAGGAGGTCGAGCGCCTCAACAAGAAGGTCTATGAGATGATGGCCCGGAACTGTGGCAAACCCTCGGATTACTTTCTGAAGATGGTCCACGAGCGTGGTCACGCTGACTGGTACCTCGATGCCCAGGAGGCGAAGGGTCACAACATCGCGAATGAACTTCGCGTTCCGACGTTAACCTGCAAGGTTGATCTCAACTACATTCTGGATTGAACATGAATATCGTGGCGGAATACATCTGGCAAGACGGTAGCACACCGACGAGCAAGCTTCGTAGCAAGACAAAAGTTTTTAACCTCAGCAACGATGATCAGACACTCGCAATCGAGCACATACCAAGGTGGACATTCGACGGCTCATCCACTGGGCAGGCTACTGGCGATAAGAGCGATTGCACCCTTGTTCCTGCGCGATTCATCCTTGATCCGACCCGTGAGAAGAATCACGAGCGGATTCACATCATCGTCCTCTGTGAGGTGTTCACGGCCGATGATCAGCCGCACCCAACGAACACCCGCGCTCTGCTTCGTGGGGTTAGCGGCAAGGTTACCGAGCATGAGCCGCTCTTCGGCATCGAGCAGGAATATACCATGTTTAAGGATGGTCGTCCGCTCGGCTGGCCCACGGGTGGTTACCCTCCCCAGCAGGGACCATTCTACTGCGGGGCTGGCTCCGATGAGGTATTCGGTCGGGACCTTGTCGAGGAGCACATGGCTGCCTGCCTCGATTCCCGGATTCTACTTTGCGGTGTCAACGCCGAGGTGATGCCCGGTCAATGGGAGTTCCAGATCGGCACCGCCGACGCTCTCACCGTGGCGGACCATCTCACCCTCGCACGCTGGCTCATGTATCGTATCGGTGAGAAGTATGGTATCACCATCAAGCTCGATCCGAAACCCGTCGCGGAGCTCAACGGCGCTGGGGCACACACAAACTTCTCGACAAGGTCGATGCGTGAACCTGGTGGTATGGCGGTGATTGAGCAGGCCTGCGAGTCGCTCCGGGCACAGCACGCGCTGCACATCGCGAGCTACGGTCATGGTATCGAGGCTCGACTCACCGGTCACCACGAGACCTGCTCCTACAAGGATTTTCGCTGGGGCGTGAGTGACCGCGGAGCCTCCATCCGGATCCCGCTGCACGTGGCGCAGGCAGGATGTGGTTACCTCGAGGATCGTCGACCCTGCGCAAATGTTGACCCCTACGTGGTCATCAGACTCCTGCTAGAGACGGTCTGCGGGGTTGGATGAAGCCTGCAAGGATGGAGCTGCTCGTCAAGGTGGTCGCCTGGCGGATGCTCTCTATGACCTGCGGATTTACGATCGCTTACGCTTTCACGGGCAGGGTCGCTGAATCAGTTGGTATCACGATTGTGATCGGTCCGACCCTCGCGCTGGTTCAGTGGGTGTTTGAGATGCTGTGGGACAGATACGTTAGGGAGAGGTTACGAAATGTCATATCAGGAAAACAAGGTTGAGCTGGCTGGCTGGTATGGATCAGACGAGACCCATGCTTTATCTGCTTGGACGTCGACCTCTCGAGAGCTTACAGACGAGAAAAAGAATAGAATCCCACAGCTTCTAAAGATGCTCGCAGAGCAGGGACATCACACCGTTTTTGAAAAATCTAGCCTGCAATTTTTAGTGACAGTGGACACGAGCGTCCACATCCAGCTTCTTAAGCATCGTATCGGCGTCTCGATCAATGCGGAGTCGGCGCGCTATAAAGAGCTCAAGGACGACAAGTACTACGTACCCACCGACTGGCCCGTGGACGAGAGGGAGAGGTACATCGAGTTCATGGAGGATGCCATGGTGCGATACCACAACACCCTACAGCGGCTTATCGACGGCGGGATGGATCGTAAGCGTGCGAAGGAGTCGGCTCGCTTTTACATTCCCTATGGCAATCAAGTTACGATGGACGTCATGTTCAACTGGCGTTCGTTTAATCATTTCCTGGGTCTCAGGATGAAACCGGAAGCTCAGCGTGAGATTTGCTGGCTTGCTGAGGAGATGTTGCGACACGTTCGTAGGATTCCCGGAAATCCTTTCGAACACACGATCAACGCATTCGGGTATGGGAATTACGAGCAGGAAGCTTTCGTTCCGCAGCAATAGTTCATTCAGCTTTGAATAAAATGACCTTCTGCGTCCTTTTAATACAGAGGGCAAAATGTTTTTTCTAATCGGCCTACTTCTTGGATGTCACGCTCACGCTCATGAAATTCATGCTCACCATAGCGGCCGTGGTCACCACGTGAGCTATGTTGTGCATGCACCCAGCCCTGCGCGTTGGGTGCCCGGCTACTACAATCGTTACGGAGTATGGATGTCAGGACATTGGGTTTCTCATGCAGCGAGACCTGCTCCACATCCACATGCACCCCGCGATTGCCACAAGCACCGCAACAGTCGCACTCATTGCTCTCGTCATTGAATAGTTATCCCAGTGGTTAGATAGAATTTTACCACCGGAGCTAAGTCATGTCGCCCATTCAATTGATCGCTGTCGATTCATCGATCGTCTCGTCATACGATAAGTCAGGAAAGACCGGAGGTCCACGCGTAAGCTGCACCCCCATCGCGAAGCTCGGCAAGGCGGGCGTCGCCCACCCCGAGGTCGCGACCGCGCTCCTTGCGCTCTCCGAGGCAGTTGCAGCCGCGGGCGGTGATTTCAGGGTGACAGAGCTCCATCGTGATATCGCGGTCCAGAAAGCCGCCAGACAGAAGTATGATAACTGGGCGGCGGCTGGTAAGCCGAAGCCAGGTACCCATGGTTGGAATGCGACCACGATGAAGAACGCCTTCGTCGCCGCGCCGGGCCGCTCCGGTCACAATGCTGGTCGCAGCATCGACGTGCACCTCGACGTCCTCAAGTTTCCCGGTCTTCCTGCTGATAAGCAGCTTGACAGGCTCTGGGAGATCGCCACGCTGCTCGGCTGGAAGCCCATCATCAGGTCGGCTGATGAGCGTGCGAGCGAGGCCTGGCACTTCGACTATCCTGGTGAGCTCTCCGGCGTGATGACCCGGCTCGGATACGAGCAGTGGGCCCTCTGCGGTGCGCTTCTCGTCGGGCACGGCGATCTGCAGGGGTTTCCGGCTGTGACACAGGCCCTCCTCGTCCGCGCTGGATACGACATCGGTAAGATCGACGGTGCCATCGGCCCCAAGAGCATCGCTGCTCTCGCCGATGCCCTGGGGTTCTCGACAGCCGATGCAGGGGCAAGGGTCGCTGCGAAGGATGAGTCGATCTGGCCCACGCTTCTTGCGCTACCTGCGAAATAGCCGCGTCATCTTCGGACGGGAGTGATAATTAGTTCAGAGAGATATCATGAGCTTAAATAATCCAGCGATGCATGAGGGATTCGTTCCCGCCTACCAGGTCTCAGCGGTTCCGTTCGTCACATCGTCAGCCGTGACGACCGTGGATCAGATCGACTTTCCATTCGTGACCCGGTTCTTCACGGTGCAGAACACGAGCGCGACCCCACTTCGATTCGGTTTCACCCAGCTCGGGGTGCAGGGAACGAACTACTTCGTGATACCTTCCGGCAGCAGTTACACCGGTGAGATCAGGACTGACCGACTCTTCGTCTCAAGTTCTACCGCAGCGTCGATCTCCTACTCCGTCATCGCAGGTCTCACAGGAATTCCAAACAGGAACTTCCAGACCATCACTGGTTCGAATGGATTCATAGGGGTTGGCTGATCCAGCTGTAAAGTGGAAATCCGCAGTTAAGATAACTGCATGTGGATTCCCCCCAAATTCGGTCTCATCCAGGAAAAGTACTGGCCCGACGGCTGGAAGATCCTCGTCTGCTGCCTGTGTCTCAACCTAACCAAACGTGCTCAGATGGAGCCCGTCGTTGAGGAGATGTTCCTCCGCTGGCCCACACCGCAGGCGCTCGCAGCTGCTTCCGATACCGATCTAGAAGCCCTCATCACACCGCTCGGGATGCAGCGTAAGCGGACGCAGACCCTCAAGCGGATGTCCGCCGAGTACGCCACCGGTGGTTGGACCCAGGCGAAGGAGCTCCATGGCATCGGCAAGTACGGTGATGATGCCTACCGGATCTTCATCCTCGGCGACTGGCGCGCGGTGGAGCCGAAGGATCATGCTTTGACGGACTATCATGAGCATCTGCGGAATACGCTCGGCAACGGAAATACTTAGGGAGCATGATTTCTCAAATTTATCTTCGTCGTCTTATCGAGTCTGTGCTCCTTGAGGGAGTCAAGGACTCTCAACGAGAGTTGAGAGACAAGTTCAGCTCATATACTGAAGAGATTGACGGGCTAAGTAACAAGGCAATCACGTGGTTGTCCGCCAGGTTCGGCTCTCGAGCGACGAGACCAATGCCAGAGGATAAGTTTCCCATGGCGCTGGATGCCATCATCAAATACGAGCCTCGAAGCGCAGACATCGGTAGGAAGTTCATGACGAATGAATACTTCAGGAAACTGATTGAAACGGAGTTTCCAGACAGATCGTGGACCTCCCCCGCAGACCCGACCACGATGAGCGCAATCGAGATGCTTAGGGTTGTTGAGCTTTCGAATCAAAAGAAGCCAAGGATCGAGGTTAATCGTTCACAGAGCATTGAGGGTGATAAGATCGATCGGGTCGGTCCTTGGGAGATCTACGAGGCTTCCAGCCGCGAGAACAGCTGTAATATCGTGGGTCTCAACAAGGAATCTGGAAAGCCTAACACCGAATGGTGCACGGTGAGAACGGACGCCTCGAATCTCTTCTACAACTACGTAGCCAAGTACAATCTGTTTACTCTCGTTCACCAGGGTGATGTTCCCTCCCGGAAGAAGTGGGTCTCGATAGCCATGAACGATGATGGGACTGTGGAGTATGAAGGTACCCCGGGTGAGCAGCCCACGGTCGATGGCGCGAATAATGCCATGGACGAGGGCGGTCTGAGACGCATGCTTGGAGCTGACTTCGACGGTGTTATAGAGACTTTAGGGGAGCGGGTGAAGAGTCACAGTGGGGTGTCACTCGCTCGAGCGAAAATCAGAGATGCTGCCCGTGATGTCCAGGGTTTCAACTACATCATGCAGGGTATATCGAAGACGGAGGCTGCCTCCCTGAAGCAGCAGGTCGCGAAGGTTCCTGGGGTCTCGAATGATATAGCCCAGCTCCTTGCTGATGATCCTGAGTGGAGGGTGAGACATATGCTCGCCCAGAACAAGGGCATTCCCGTTGATGTCATCGAGAAGCTCTCCCGCGATGAGAACGCTGAAGTGCGTCAGAGGATCGCAAAAAATGAGGCAACCCCTCCTGAAACGCTCGCACGTCTCGCGAACGATAAGGAGGTTGTTTACCACGTCGTTATGAACCCTCGTGCTCCACCTGAAACTCTTGCCTCACTTGCAGATGTTTCGTTCTTGGACAGAATGCTGAATCGTACCGACAGGGATCTTCTCAAGGCTGTCGGTAAGAATCCATCGACTCCTGTTCAAGCGCTTCAGAAGCTTGCTAAGAATTCCGATTACTACATTCGCCTGGGAGTCGCTCAGAACAACGCAACTCCCGCCAGCTTACTTCGTCAGCTTGCAAATGATGATGACTCCAGCGTTCGTGTCTCTGTCGCGTACAACAAGAGCACAGACATCAACATCGTGCGTGAGCTCGCGAACGACAGTAACGGAAGCGTTGCGATGACAGCACGTGAGGTGCTGAGGAAACGTGACTTGAGCGAATCCAGCTTACGCCAGCTCATCAGGCGGATGATCTAGATCCCCTATATTTAGGAGCATGAGAATCTCCAAGTCCGAACTCCGCATGCTCGTTGAGTCCTTCCTTCTCGAGGGGCCCAAGTACGATCAGCGTGATC